TCAAGTGCCATGTTCAGCCACTCTTTGAAGTTAAGTCCGTTGATTTTGTCTGGTGTTTGCCAGAAGGCTCGTAGTCGGGAAATGTCGCTGGTGTATTTATCTCGGGCTGTTGCCATTGCACGAACATGGTCACCACCCGACTCGGCAACAATCATTTCTGATGCTGATGTGCTAAATGTTATGTCCCACTCCATACCTGCAATTCTGGCTTTAAGGACTTCTACACAACGGCGGATAATGTCAATTTGGTCTGCGGCTGACCGTAACATTGAGAACGGAATTAGTCGCTGGTTGGTTACATTAATGTTCCAAGCAACTGGGTATTCCCAACGGCGTGGGTCAGGTCTTCCGTCTTCATTAACTGGGTTAATTGCCGCAGGTGTTAGTGGTCGCCCAGGACCAAACGGAATTGCGGCTAACCAAGCCTGTCGTTCGAGTGGTGTCATACTGCCCATACCGTAGGTTTGTGGCAATAAGGCTGCTTGGTTTATCTCGGTTACATTGGCTCCGACTGGGAATTGGGGTGCGGCTTTGTCTATGTTTCTGCGAAAAAGATTATCCCAGATAGCCACTTAGACCCCTAATGTTTCTTGGTTGGTACTCTCGATTAGTACATTACCGCAGTTACTACACACGCCAATTGTTTTCGGCATTGGTAGATTACAATTATCGCACCAAACAGCAAGGTTAGACAAGTAGCCAAGCAAAGAAGATGTTGGCAATAACTCGGTCAAAGCCCATACGAGGGCATCTAGTCTGTCGGGTGAGTCGGAATCATCTGGTGTCCAAGTGGTCATTTGATTTTCTAATTGGGTAAATGTACCTACATGGTGGACACGGTTTTGTTCGTAGTATGCGGCTATTGGTTCCGCTCGTAGGCGTTTGCCTTTGGTTGCACGAACTGATTTAACTCTTACAGATGGGTCTATTTGCCCAATGATTGTGGGAATCATGTCCCCACCATTATTGACCTCGGCAACGATAGCGTCTGCCCCGTATTCGTAGTAAGCATTGACGGCTTTCTTTGCCCACTCCAATGGACTTGCTTTACAACTCACATCAGCGAGTACCCACGCTTCGCCTTGTCCGTTCTTGCCAGCGACAACAATTCCAGTTTCATCCGAGTCGGCGTTGTTTGTTACCGCAGGGTCAATCCCTACAACGATACGAATAAGACCGCTAGAAGGCTCTGTATGGCGGTTTATGTCTATGGTGGATTGTAACCACAACGCACCCTCTACATCGTCTAGGATTTCACCATAGAGTTCCTGACGACCTATCCGTGTACCGCCGTAGCGTACTTGTAACTCGGCTAGTGCTGACCTTGCGAGGTTGTCCTGATTTTCAAAGGTGTTGCCCTTTGTGATTATGACACTTCCGTCTTCACGGCTAACCAAACTCTTAATTAGTGGTTTAGGCTTTGGCGTGGTTGTGACTACAACTTGCGGGTGGTTACCTAATCGCAAACCAAACATTAGTTGGTCATACGCTTCTGGGTAGCGGAAAGCCGCTAACTCATCTATCCAAGCACCGTGATGCTGTGGTCCACGCAAACGCTCGGGTTCATCACCAGAGAATAACTTAATTAGACTGCCGTTCTTGAGTTTAATCTCACCCATAGAGCGGTTGTAATTGTCAAACGCATCATACCTGCGTAAAACATTGAGTAGTCCTGATTCACCCTCAACACAAGTATCTCGGGCATCTCGGAAAGTCGGGGCAACAATTGCCCACCGAGTATTAGGCGTGTAAAGGGCGTTCCAAGCAACCCACTCTGCACCTGTCCGTGTTTTACCCCACCCACGACCAGAGAGGATTAGCCAAACTTGCCAATCGCCGTCAGGTGGTAGTTGGTTCGGTCGTGCCTGTTGGTGTGTCCACAGTACTCTGCTCGCCGCCACTCTTTGAGAGTAAATTGACGAGTTTTTGGACTTCTCGGTCAATGTCTGTACCGCCCTCAAATGTGGTTACTTCCATTTGCTGTTTAACTGGTGCATCCAAACCAATTAACTTTGCTCTTCTGTCCATAATTCTTAACATCAATTGTATCGCTTGCAAATCACCTTGTAATGCTTGGCGGTAAATGCTGTTGGACATACGGTCAAGGCGTTCACGCTCTTGGTTACGGATTTCATCGGCAGGTTCCTGCAAGGTTCGGACTAATGCTCGTTTGTAAGCGTTGTAGGCGGCACCAGCACTTGCGTATCCGACTGTTTTGGCTATGTCTTCCCAACGGACTGATGCCAAGCGTAGTTCTAAGACTTGGCGTTCTTTTTCTATCGTTTCGTGGAGTGGTACTGCTCTTCTAGGCATTTTTTTTAGTCCTTATGTTCTTCTGAAGTGTGAAAATGTGGTTGTTGTTTAAATGTGGACCAAATTCTAGATGGGGCTATTCGTGGTGCATTGTTTTTGGTGATTACTTTAAATGCGTCTTCTCCCCATTGTTTAACTAAGTTTTCGCATCTCGTACGCATTGTTTGTCCTACTCGTGCTTCCGCACCCATTCCGCCTGTGTCGTTTGGCGTTGTGGGTAGGCTTGCGAGTGCTCTTGCAAATACTAAGGTGCAGTATCCTTTGTCAAGGTATTGCATTGTGACATCTATGTCGTCAATTATCATTGGGCGGAAGATAATTTCAGGGTCGTTTTTGAATAGCATCACGCTGGCTACCATCTTATTAAGTTTTATCGGTGTTGGTACAGTGTAAGCAAATGTGTCATACATTGGTGCTGCCGTTCCTATGTTGGAGTAAAGGTTTGTGACTTTCTCTACAATGCTTAGAACATGTGCTCCTGTGGTTTTAAGGTTTTTGGTGTCTATGCGTACTCGGAATGCTTTTACATCGTCGTCTAATTGCCAATGGTATGTGTGTCCGTTTTCTGTTGCGTGATTTTTGGCAAAGTTTCGTGCGTAATCTATCCCTTGGTCATTTTTGTCCATCATCAGAAGTTCGTGGTCTGGGTGGTATTTTTGATAGTTCTCATAATCTTGTGGTTCTACTAAAACATAGAAAGATACGCCAGACTCACGAAGTAGTTGTGGTGTTGTTGTTGAACCTGCCCTATTTTTTGATGGTATGTAAATTGGGTACATAACTTTATGGTTTCCGTGTAAGTCTGTTTTTAATTGTTCGGCTAAATCTATTCCCGTTTGGAAGTCTGCCCCAATAACCGTTTGTGTTTTTTTTGATGATGTGGATTTTATTTTTTTCTTGGCAGGTTTAGCATTAACTGATTTAACTTTAGGAACATAATTAGCATCTACTGGGACTAACTGTTGCTTAAAGCCTGAGAAATCTACAACATGGTGGATGCGGTTGAACCTAATGACGGTCTTTGTGCAGTCTGGGTGTAGGCGGACTAATTCTGCCGACTTTTTAATAAACCCACCGTCTGCATAAAAGTCAGTCATACCGCCCGACATTCTGCCTTTACGACTTGTGCCGATTTTCTGAATACCAACAAGTCTTGACTCGGCGGTACACCAATACCCAGTCTTTAAAATGTCTATGCTAACAATTGTGTCGTCATTTAATCCTCTACGCCACTTAATGCCGTACTCGTGTAAGTCGTTTCGGTACAAAGTTGCACAGTAAAGTCGTGTGTTTAGTCCGATTGGCTTGCCCAACATAAATGGGGACATTGCCAAACTTAATCCTGCGAGGTTTCGCCACTTTTGGATAAATTCTTCGTGCCAATGTAGTGCTTTAGCATTTCCAAGTCTGATACGGCGTGCATTGTGACGGATTAGGAAGTACCTAATGTTGTCATCCATAATCCAATGGTGACTAAAGCCTTCGGATAGTGAGTGTGCCCAAGCGAAGTTATGTGCCGCACCTGTTGTTGGGTGTGGGTCTAATTCTGGTGTTTTCTCATACTCGTCAAAGTATTTTTGTTCCCAAGCAATTACTCGGCAGTTTGGGTTTGCTTCCGTGTATGCATCTACTTCGCTTTCCTGCACAACCAAGATTGGTTTAATGCCCAAGTCCAACAAAGCATTTGCAGTTAATTGGGTTTTAGGTCTGCCTTTTGTGGGGATGTAGACTGGGAAATCTAACGGTCCTGTTACCCCATCCAAGTTGGCACTTCCTCACGCTGATAGGTCTTTGGGTAACGAATACGCTTCTGCTTTTCAACATTTGGGTAGTCAATTGCCTTGTAGAAATCGGCTCGGGCTTCTTCCGTCTGGAAGTACACACGCACCATTGTTGTAAAGGTAAAGCCAACCATGTCGGTATCCGCACCTGTGTCGTCTAGAAACTCGTCAATTGCGGTGGACACATCAACTTGGAACACATCTTGGGCTTCTAATGCTCGTTCCAAGATTTTTACATCGGATTCAACATAACCAACAACATCAAGTACGTTTTTCTCGGCAAGTTCCTGCAAAATTGTGAGTAGGTTCTGCTCATCCCACCCACCTCGTTCGGTTGTGCGGTTTAAGGCAACAAGTGCGGCATTTGCTTCGGTGTCGTTTTTTGATGCCCAGCCTTTAATTACAGGTACGAGCCACTCGCCGTCTTTAGACACTTGGATGCCGTCTGGGACACTTGCACCTTCGTTGAATAGGTTTCCTAGGACTTTTGCTCTTCCGTGCCCACTAACCATGTAGCCTGTCCGAGTGTCCAACACGATTGGTTCAATGTACCCAAACTTGGATAGTGATTTGCTCATTAGTGCTTCATCGTGGTTCTTTGGATTAAGTGGGTTTGCACTTAATTTACTTAAAGGTACATACTCAATTTCGTGGCTCATTTATTCTCCGTTTTTTCTAGGTGCGGTTGTATGTCGTTACTCCACATTGTAAGTGCTGATGCAATTGCCATGTGCATGTCTAGGTATTTGTATGTTCCGAGTCTTCCACCAAGCCACACATTGTCTAGGTTGTTTGCGGCTTCTCGGTAACGCTTTAGCATCTCTTTGTCTGCTTCTGTGTTTATCGGGTACGCACCAATTTCGCCTTTTTCAGCATCTCGGGAGTATTCTTTGTGGATTACTGTGCCGTTATAGTTGTCTGCCAAGTCTGGGCGATAGTGCCTGTATTCGTGAATACGAGTGTACGGAACATCTGCATCTCCGTAGTTCATTACTGGGCAACCTTGGTAATCTTCCACCGTTGGGTGTTCTTCCACTAAATCAACGGTACGCCAACCAAGTTCACCAAACTCGTAATTAAAGAATAAGTCAATTGGTCCTGTAAACAGTAGTGGTGTTTTCTTATCCCAAACTGCCAAAACATCTTCTTCTAATTTAATTTCAATGTTTGGGTGGTCTGCCATCTTTTCTAACCAAGCCTGATAGCCGTCTTTTGGTAGCCCTTGGTATTTGTCTGTAAAGTATCCGTCATCCCAAGTAAACCGCACAGGCAAGCGTTTAATTGTTTCGGCTGGCAATTCTTGTGGGTCTTTGCCCCATTGTTTTTGTGTGTAGCCTTTAACAAGTAACTCGTAGGCGTATGGACCAATACTGCTTACTGCGACATTTGCTAAGTTTTTGACTGTTGTGTTGCCGTATTCAGACATAAACAAATCTACAAATTGTCGCATCTTGCTTGGTGTAAAGCGTTCACCATACAAAGCACTATAAGTTGCTAAACCAAACGGCAACGGAATTACTCTGCCGTCTTTAACTGTGGTTCTTACTCGGTGCTGGTAAGGCACAAACTCTGTAAACCGATTTACATAATCCCAAACAACTTCATTATTGGTGTGGAAAATGTGAGAACCGTATGTGTGTACTTCAACACCAGTTTTTTCGTCTATGTGTGACGATACATTTCCGCCAATGTGGTTTCTTTTTTCTACAATTAAAACTTGGTAGCCAGCGTTGGCTGCTCGTTCAGCAATTGTGAGACCAAATAAACCTGCACCGCCAATAATTAAGTCGGGCATAGGTCATCTGTGGGCGTTTAAGTAGGCAACTATGATTTGTGAGTTAATCTTGCCCCTAATGCCAATTGTTAATTCGTTTGCTTTTGCCCAAGCACGGATTTCTTTTGCATTTAATCCTTGAGCCTTTGCACTACGCAAATCACGATAGATGCGATTAGTTTTAGCATAGCCTTCTTCCAATTCCTCGGGTTCATAAGGCGTACCGCTTACCTGTTGTACAAATTGTTCTTCCACAATTACCAACTTTCTGTGTCATAAGTCTTAACTTTATGCACGGCTCTATTTAGACCATTAGATAACTCGTACAAATCACCGTCTGACTTCACAAAGTCAATTTCGGCTGTTAGTTCTTCGGCAATCATTTCGGACACAAACTTAACAATGTCGTGTGCCTGTAAATGCGAAATGCCAAACTTTTCTTTAACTGCAACTACTCGGTTCATAGCCACTCGTCTTTCTTTTTCTTGTTTTCATTTGGAACAATGCCAACACCGTCTGCGGTGATAACATACTCGGTTTTGTCTTCGCCAGTCTTTGTCTTGTAACTGTTTAGCGACAATTTACCTGTGACAACAACTTGTGTGCCCTTGGTTGCGGTTTCTACAAAGTCTTCTGCGTTTTTCCACATTGTGACTTTAAACCACATAGTTTCGCCTTGCTTGTATTCTCCGTCTTGTTTAATTGACGGTGTGCAACCAATACTAAAGGTTGCGAAACACTTACCCTCTTTTGTAAATCGTGCATCTGGGTCAAACCCAAGTCTGCCGATAATTGTGATTGTTGGTTCTCCTGCCATTACGACCTCCCTGTTGGGTGATGAACTGTGCCATCATCTTTAAATAATACTATCACCTTACCCTGCCAAAGTATTGGTATTTCTGCACTATTTCCCCAAGAACTTACTATGTAACCGTTCTTTTTAGCCCACTCGGGATTTAAGTGAATTGACTTAGTTCCAAGATTATGACAATCGTGATGAACCGCCATTAAATTGCTCAGTGAATTGTCGCCACCTTGCGACCTAAGTTTGCGGTGATGTAATGCCCAATTATCCGTCATAGGCTTTCCACAGGCTTCGCAATAGCCTTTGCACCTCTCAATTAGTGCATCTCTTAGTTTTGCTATTTCCTTACCCACGAGTGTTCGCACTCCCTATTCAAGCAGATGTATGTCTTGTTGGTTTTAATAATAGAGTATTCTTCGCATTTAATACACGGTTTGGTAGATAAATAACTCGGCATTGTCTGCCAATTGGTTCTTTGTAAAACGACTTTGTGCCAAGCAATTACTTCACCAATAACTTCAAAGCCAAGTTCTGGGTGTTCGTGTGTGTAGTTGCCTAACTCGTTGCCAATGAAATCTAAGTGGTCACCTACGAGTGGGTCAGCACCAAACAACGGATAGACGGATTTACGGTTTGGGAAATCTATGTCTAATGTGTAAGCCATTAACTCGGCTCTGTCGGCTGCCCAGTCTGCAAACACTTGTGCCAAACTAATTAAATGAAGGACAATTGGGTACTTGCGAACCTTTGGAACTTTAAGCAGTAACTCGGCAAACTTCCATAAACGACCGTAATGTGCTGATAGTTCTGATGTGTAAAGTTTAGGTGTCGGTGCCATAACCAGCATCTCGCAGTAATTGAACCAAAACACTTAGCGGAATTATGCACGGATACTTGTCTATGTTTGCTTCGCCCCAACCGTTTGGTCGTAACACAGCAATTGGTAATGTGCCTTCTGATGCTCGTTCCATTGATTGCTTCATAGCACCAATTGGGTCAAAGTTTGCTCGGGCTTTTACTTCCCAGTCAATGCAAGGTGTGCCAGTTATGTCCGTACCTGAACGACCTGCACCTGTGCTTTCGGCATACGGAAATCCGTTCTTCTTTAGATACTGAGCAATTAAATCTTGTGTCTTGTATCCTCTGTGCTTGCGGTGTTGGCTAGGCATCTGGTGTTGTTCTATTTCTAATTTGTTGCAACTCGCCAAAAGTCTTGCCATCCATAATTTTGCGGAACGCTGGGATGTTGTTTGCTGGAACACCAATCCGAGTTGTGGGTAGTAACACCGCTAACAAATCGTTGTCCGATTGGTCCGTGTAACCTGCTTCTTCAATTTGTTCTTTCGTTGGGAACACTTCGGCGTGGCGTTGTGTGTCTTTATCTATGTATTTGTCTTCTTTACCGCCAAGACTATAAATCCACCTAAAGTTTTCTGGGGCTTTGCCCTCAACTAAGCGATTAAAACGAGTTACTTCTTTTGTGTAAGCGTAAAACAAAATGTCGGGGAACTCGGTAGCAAGTTGTAACCAAGCATTTAAGTAGTCGTCACTAAAGAAATCACCAGCATCGTGTATGCGTACAGCAGAGCCACCCGAGTTAAGCCAGTTTAGTATCCAACCGTCTGCTTTTAATTGTTCTCTATGTTCTTCTAGGCGAGGATTACCCGATGGTCTGAACCTCTTGTGTGATAGTTCTGACCGCATAAGTTCTATCCACTCGGGCAACTTGTCCAGCACCATAAGTAAATTGCGTTGATGTGCTTGCTTTACATTTCTAAAGTTGTATGTGCCGTTCCGTGCGTAACAAACTGATGCACACAAACTTGCTTTTGGGCAAACATTTACGGTTCTGCCGTCTTCCAACTTTGTTACCCAAGCAGGGAGTGTCCAATTCCAAATGCGGTCTGCTCGTAATTCCGAGTTTTGTCTAAGTAATGTCATCTTCTTCTTCCGTTGGCTCGTCTTTGTTAATTACATGGTACAGAATACCTAGACGCTTCCAAGGTGTTAAGTCGGTGACACGGCTTTCTTCCAGCCATTGGTTACCCTCGCTGTCAGCCCACTCGGTAATTAAAATCCAAGATGTGCAAACGGAGTCTTTACGCCAAGACGCACCAATGTCATTTATTAGTTTGTCTATTTGACTTGGTAAATCGTTGGCTGTCATAACTAAATCCTAGTTAATAGTGCACCGTGTTAGCGACAGGCGGTGCCACCCTGCCTAAGAAACTGCCACAAAGGAGAGAGCAGGTGCTAAGTTTTCCCAACAAGAAAGGACTTTACTATTGTACTTTGTCAGTAGGCGGTGTCAAATTTCTGACTGCTCTGGCTTGGTAAATCTTGTTGATAATTAAGTTTGTTTTGCACGGAAAACTACTTGCACATCCGTTACAAGATTTGTCGGCTTTATTAAATGTGTGAACACGCCTAATCTCTTGCAGGTAGTGGTTATAGTTCCACAGTAGTAACTCTAGGTAGGCAATTCGCTTTCGGTTTCTACGCCACATTGTATCTCCTCAACAACAACATCAGTGTAGCCTTCTTCACGCCAATAAGTCGCTAAGTCTTTTGCTTTTGTGAGCGTGTCTATGTAGGTGCGATTAACTTCTACCGCACCAACCCAAACGCTGTACATTGTGGTTGTTGTTTGTTGTGTCATTTCTGCTCACCGTCTAACGCTTTGATAGTTGGGCATGGGTAAATGTGGTCACACCCTGCGCAGTCACCTGCGTCTAGGTATTCGTAATGCAACTCACGCACACGCTGGATTGAATTATTTGTTTTGCGGTCTTTATCTTCCGCCCAACCGTCTGTAAAGTCTTTAATTACTTCTACAAAGATTGTGGTGATGGTCAATGTAATCATAACCAACAACCAACTTATGCAGTAATGAAATACTGTGTACATTATTGTCCTCCTTGTTTTGCCGAGCATTGGCTACAATAAGTGCCGTCTTCGTCTTCCAACCACTCGTGTCGGATGCAGTAATTACTCATTTGTCTAAACCTCTTGTTGATTTCATAAACATAAATGTTTGTGGGTAATCCAATGCCATTGAATTGTAGATTGGATTGTCCTCTTCGCTCAGGACTTTATGGCAATCAAATGGACAGTTATGTACTTCACTTACGCTTGACTGCCCAAGTTTGTAACTAATTAAAATGATTAGCGGAACACTAATCAGCAAGCAAATACTAAGCATTTTGTAACTCCTCTGTTGCCCAGTAGTAGGGAATGTCGTTTGGCACAGCACCGAAGATTGGTGTGTAAATCTCGGGTGCTTTGCGAATTAAATTAGATTGGTGGCTAATGTGTATGCGTTCGTCACCTAACCAAAGCGGATACTCTATCCGTGTACTGGGTAAGCGGTTAATAAAGCGTTCGGCAAGTGTGTCTTTGTAACCACGCTTAACCCACTCGTTGCACATAATCAAGCCGTAAAACGCAAGTGCATCGGAATACCCACGCCACATTTTGGTTGCTGGGTGATTAACCCAACCTTTGGTCATACCGTCTAAGGCACGCAGAATTTGGTAGGTTTCTACACGCTGTTTGCCTAGTCGTTTGTAATCTAAAACTTCGGCACTTTTGCGGAAGTGAGAGTACGGTAGAAATGTTTGCATTTGTTTTCTCCTTTGTTTGTTGGATTTTATCCTATGTTGTGTTGCTTGTATTGACTTTTAGCCAACAAGAATTGTTAGACAAAAAATCATTGTGTAGAACCAAGCGAGCATTCCTACTGCCCCAAGAAGCGATAGCACAAACTCACCGCGTGGTGTCCAATTCCAATTTTTCATTTTTACTCCTAGTAGTCCGTAAAGATAGTTTCTAGAATAAGTTGCTCGGGTGCACTAAATACATCACAGTAAGTAACTGCGTTCGTTAGCACTTGCTTGTAGGTTTCCCTATCGCTAATACTGTCTGGGTTAAGACCTAGATTTGTTGCCCAGTTCTCAAACCCAAGATTATCTATTAGTGTGTCCGTGTCGGCATAAAGCGAGTAAATGCAATCAGCAATAATTGGTGGTTGTTCCTTGCTCGCGTGTTGGTGGAAGTCAAAGCCGTAACATTGGTTATTGCGACTAAGTAGAACTCGGTAACTGCGAGTGTTTTTAATGCCCCAGTTAGGTTTAGCCCAACTTGGTGGATTTTCGTTTTCGCCCTCTGTAATTGTGTAGGCAATGTCTAACGACTTGAGTAGGTACTGAATTGCTAGAGTTTGATTTGTCATTTTCTTCTCCTTTGTTGGTATTAACTAAGTCCAAAAACAAAACTAATTAAATCAGATTTGTTTGTGAACAACATTGGGTTGCCGTCAGGTTGTATGACCTTGTTGCCGAAGACATCTAACTCCCACAGCATCCAAACCTTACGGCTTGGGTCGTACTGCATTATGTGGTTAGTGCCAATAAGTGTTTCCGAGTATGTGCGTGGTGCTTTTTCGTCACCGAAGTAAAGTCGCATCTGATTTCTCCTTAGATGATTGTTGTAATGTCGCGTGATGTGCCATTGTTTTTTAGTTCGCTGGCATCTAACTGAATGAAAATGTTAAGCCCAGCAAGTGGACCGCCCCACCATTTGTCGTTTGGTACACCGATTAGTCCAGGACTGCAAGGGCAGTCGCAACCTGCGTACTGTGACCAAGATAATTTGTAGTCTGATTCCAAGCCGAGCGATTGCAATACTCGTTGAGCGATTGCCTTGTATGTTTTGGTTGGGCGTGTTGTGCGGTTCTGCAAGTTTTCCAAAACAGTTTCGTTTGCAATACTGATGTAGATGCGTGGTCGCATTTTGTTTTTACCGTAACGACCAGTGTAAGCATCGTTGTTGCGAGCGATACCAATGCGTGCTTCGTGTGATTGTCCGTCTACAAAAATTGTCTGTGTTTGGACTTTTGAGGTTGTGATTTCTAACATTTTATTTCTCCTTTGTTTGGTGGCTTCTTACGCCGTTGATAAAACTATAACCTATGCTCTGACAAGAGTGTGCCAATTCTGCAAATTATTTTATTTTTTTTTAAGACAGATAGAGAACCGCAAAATCTGTGTGATGAAACATACCGCCTTTTTGTCTACGGTTGATAGCGTGTCATCTAGAACCCTGCATTATGGCTGTATCTAGGGCTAACATAAGAAAAGGGTGGTTTCCCACCCTCAACTTATTTACGATTACAAGATAACCGCCTTGGCTGGGCGTTTGCCGAAAGCAAATAATTTGTCGGAATCCGAGCGAGTTAAGGTTGCGGTTACGCGGATGCGGTCAGTTACTTCTGGGTAAACATTGCTTGGTTCTGTCATCCAAACTGTCCAGCCTTCGTCTGACTTAATTGTGATTTTGTATGAACCACCAAAGTCTGATTCGTGCCATTTGCGACTAACGATTGTGCCTGTGATTTCTACCCGACCTTCGGGTGCAATTACACCTGCCGCTTCAAGAGCAATTTTCTCGGCTGCCCAAACTGCTTGCTTGGCTTTGCGTTCATCAGCCTTTGGCATTGCTTTAATAACTGCTTCTATTTGGCGGTCACTTAAAATGCCAGTTTGTAGGAAGCGGTTATTTATGTCCGAGATAAAACTGTCATCTTCGTAGCGAACCATGTTGCCAAGTTCTGGGTAATCGGCAAGTAACTTTTGGATGCGTTCCTGAAGTGTTGCACGCTCACGATTTAGACGACCTTGTTCGCGTAGTTCTTGGAACTCTGCTTTTGAGAGTGCATCAAAGCGATTGTCTAGGCAGTCCTCGCCGACAGCAATAAATTCTTTTACGCCGTGATGAACCATTAATGCAAAGAACTTAATGCGTGCTCCGCAGTGACCACATTGTGATGAGCCGTGAGCACCAAACTTGTAACCTTGGTCAATGAGTTTGTTAATTACTTGCTTAAACGCCATAAGCGAACCTGCCATCTCGTGAGCATAAATGCCCATAAAACTGTATGCCTGTGGGTCAAAGTCTGGACTTGAAGGGCGGTGGATGTCGGTGCGTGTTGTCATTTGATTTTCTCCTTTGTTTGCGGGTTCTTACCCCGATAGAAAAACTATAACCTAATTTAGTTGTTTTTGTACACTTTTCTACAAACTATTTTTCTAAGGCTAGTTTTTTGTTTAGTTGTAACAGAAATCTAATCAAAACTTTTTATGCCTAGCCTAGATTTGGTTACATTTTCAACAAAAGGTACGGAAGCACAACTGGCTTGTTACAGCCATAAGGGTACAAAAGTACAACAACGCCATACACACTACAAACTTGTTAATCGGTTAGCAGGTTGCTCGTGTTACTAACCATTTGTAATGTTCGCATTTTGAAACCCATACAAAGCGTGAGTCGTAATGCTCGCTACTGGGAAGCACCCAGCAGAACCCTATCACCCTCTGACGGCTAACCTCGCGAGCAAAGCGTAGGCAATAGTTTTACAACTTGTTGTGGTTGTTATTTAGTTTTATGTTCTTCCGCGAGTTCGTTCATCAGTCTTGATGCTTCTTCTGCTGGGATTTTTTCCGCCATAATTCTACGAACCAGTGCGTGCCGTGCAGCAATTAACTCGGGTGAAACCTTATCAAACTTTTCTACTTCTGTTTTGACTTTTCTAACCTTTTTTACAAACGCTGGTTGTTCAGCAATTTGTGTTAAGCGATAGACGGCGTAACCTGCTGGGTTTGCACTGTTTTGGTAATTGGAACTACATACGGCTTTGGCTAAATCCTGTGCTTCCCACTTGTTCTTCCAAGCGACACGCAAAGCATTTAGGATTTTGTCATTAACCAAGTCTGGTCGTAACTCTGGTGGCAAGTTTTCCAAGTAGGTAACTACATAGGGATGCACTTGTCCTCCTAATCTTTGCTAAAAAACTCTTTTCTTTCTTGGGCAGTTAATCCGCCCCACATACCAAACTTTTCGTTATTTTTAAGTGCCCACTTTAGGCAGTCTTTTTGTTCAACACAAGCAAAGCAAAGTTCTCTAGCCTTGCGGATGTGTCGTGGATTTGGACTAACCGAGTCAGCAGAGAAGAACCACTCGGGGTCCACATCTTTGTCAGCACAAAGTGGGTTGCTGAACTGTGGTGCACCTCTAAGCCAGAACGGAGTAGTCATACACCACAGTTTGCCACAAATAACTTGATTGTTTAGTTTTGGCTCGCCCAAAGTGGCGGTGACCAAGTATCGCCACGGCGTTCCCTAAATGCAAGCCTAGCCTTATCGCCACCAACAGTAATTAAATACTGCCCATCTGGGATAAAGCCGTCTCCATCTGCTTCTACGACATAGGTTGAGGGTTCCAACACGCTGTCGGTGAGTATGTTTTGCAAACGCTTGATTACATAATCCAACTCAACTTGGACAGTCTTTGGGAGTGTGGAATTGTGATTACACTCATCCACAAACTCCTGTAACATTTTCTTCATTTCAGCCATTACTGTTTTCCTTTTTCTTGTTGCAGGATTCTATCCCACTTTGTTTCCACCATAACACCGTGTTGTGCTATGGCTTTTATTGTTTCGCAGGGATACAAAGTTATGCACCGCCTACACTCAACAAACCGTTTGTATTTTATTGGGCTATGAATTTCCATAACACTCAAGATTGCTTGCTTGTACTTGCTCACTTAATTGTTAGTCTTTCGTAGCCGTTACCTTGCTTCTTTGGCACATACCCGAGAAGTTTTTGCACCGCTTCCTCATCAACACTTTGGCGACCAGCAAGTTGTGACCATTTGATACTAATACCTTGCGGTGTCACTCCTGTCGTTCCCTTTAGTGCTTCTTTTAAGAAGTCAAGTTCCTGTCCGACTTTCTTGGATTGCTCTTGTAGTGACTTGTACTGCACTAGAAGTTGTATAACTTCATCGTTGGTAATTTCTTGCTGTGTATTTTCTGGCAAGCCATCGCAGGTTCCGTAAAATTCGCAGAACCGTTTGCAAAATGACTGCTCTTTTTCTGGCTCTGGAATTGCGAAAGATGTTTTAACATTTTCAAGTCGTGCCAGATAAGCCAACGCTTTGTCTTCGTCATAAGCACAGGTAACCTCAATAATGTCGTTTTCGTTTCCGTCACGAGGTATGCCAACCAAGCCAAGCGTAGTAATTTCGTAACCGCAGTTATTTGCTAACCAACCGTACACTTGCAACTGGGCAATTTGACCCTCGTTGCCAAAGAAACCAGAACCAGCCTTTGTGATTGTTTTCCAATCCCAGATAGTTTTGCCTTGCACATCTAATAGGTCCACATGACCTGTCAGACCATTGTGCGTTAGTTCCACTTCGGTTAGGTAGTTTTCATCACCACTAAAAGCAACTTCAATAGCGGTGTGGATAGAGGTTCCCATAATTGCCGCCAACCGTGATGTTCCTGTGTTGGTTGGCTTAACAGCATTAAGTCTGTACCAAAGCCTACGCTGGCATCCACCAATTTCACTTGGACCAACATTAACTTGTGTGGTTCTTGCTCGCTTGCTGTCTTCGGTAATTAACTTTTCAACTAAAATTTCTTTAATCATTTAACACCAACCGAAGTTTTGGGCTGTTAGCAATTTCGCTAACCTCGTTGTCTAGGACTTCCTCAACATAATCGTTCTTTTCAATTTGCTCTAGGAAGTAAGACCACTCTTCATCTGTCGCTTCCCTTTGAAGAACTGTGTCTAACTCCTCCCGAGCAAACCAAACAACATAAATCTCTTCGTCTTGTTTGTAGTGCTTTTGTAGTGTTTCCACTATGTCCTTTACTTGCATTTTCATTTGTTTCTCTTTTCTATAATTCCAACGCACTTCGTACGCTGGTTCCGACACTACGAGCAATGTCCACTTGTGTTTTTAGCATAAATGCTTTGCCCCTAGATGCTTTTACTTTTGCTTCCGCTATCGCAAGATTGCGGACTTGTTCTTCGCAGATAAGCGTGGCTCTATCCTCGCAGTCCTGAACGGTTGTCTTTGTTGTTCTGCGTATCATTAGCCGAGCCTTTGCAATTGCAAGTTCATAATCAGTCCTAGCAGTTAGGTATTCCGTTTCCGCTTCGTCAAGTTGCGTTTGTGTGTCTTCAATTTGCTTGGACAACCAAACAAGTTTTTGCTCAACATCACTTGGCGTTATCGGTTGGTTCATTTTAATACCAAGTCCTGACAAGTTTTACAACCATTAGATTTGTACATCCAACCGCCACAAAATTTGCACCGACAAATCTGTTCATCAAGATTCAACATTGTTCTGCTTAATTAAATCCACAAATGTTTGTACAACACTCATACCAATCAAACAAATTGGGTTATCGCAATCTATCGGATTAGTTTTGCACTCGTGTTGCTGAAAATAATTTAGAACCTCATCAGCAATCTGATTACGCAATTGTTGCTCGGACTTCTTGCTTGTAGATGTGCGACCATGCGGTGATGTAGCACGACCGTGCACAAACCGAGGTAATACATAAACCGAACACTTATTCCGCGTTTCCGTTAATCTGCTAATCTTTTCAGCCTTGTGCAGAACACTTAGAACGGAAGAGGACTGACCGTGATGCCAACCCATCTTGTCGCATAACTCTTTCCAAGTAATTCCAAATGTGCCAACATGGTCTAACAGCCCCCAAACAATCATTTGTCGGTTAAAGGTTGTGCCGTTTTTGTCTTCGCTTAATGCTCGGGCTTGTGATGCAGTAGAACCAGACCAACCACTATTAGGTTCGCCACCGCCATAAGGTAAATACGGATTAGTCATTGTTTTTCTCCGTTGCTAACTTCTTGACTTTGGTAACAACCTCTTGGACTGTCGGATTTTCTAGGTACTCCTTGCGAAGCATAATTATTGAACGCAAAGACTTGCCGTCAATTTTTTCATCCAACAAATCCGAGTGGGTACTCCACAAAGTTTTCAGAGCATCTAAGTTTTCCGCTTCAGCAACATCAGCAACTGCGGTACTTAAAGTTGTTTGGATTTCTTCTTCGGACATTTGTTTCTTGGCGGATGCGTTAGCAACCTTTTGCATTTCTTCCCTGCTTGGTCGCTTGCCACGAGTAGCGAAACCACCGTTAGCCAACGCACGACCAATAGCGGAAGTTTCGCAGTTTTCTAGGGCGGATGTTTTGTTAACCATACCCTGATTTACTCGTTCTTCTGCATAACCAGTAGCGAACGGATGTGTATCGTCAAGACTGCGGTAAATGCTTGCGAACACAATGAAACGAACATCACCCTCTACTAAGAGTTCAGTAGAGATGCGACCGTCTGGATACTTGACCCAGAATTTGTCAATACGAGTTTCTACGGTTTCGTAGTCCTCTAAATTGAAGTGTGCCATAACTTGCCTTCCTGTTTAGTATCGGGAGCGGATTTTACTCCGCCCCCGATTGGTTGATTTTATCCTAGGGTTAGGACATTTTTCGTTAAACTGCCAAAAGAGTTTTTAGTGCTTTGTTAGTGACAGCGTGATTTGCATTTTCAATTGTGCGTTCTGCTCGGCGAGCATCCTTGTCCTTGCCCTTAACTGGTGACATCCAATCAAAGTATTCAACGACTGCGTTGTACGCCGCCCAACGAGTGTCAGCAATGTTTGCCTGTGTTTGTGCGTGCCACAAGCCCATAAGTTCAGATTTCAGATTTTCGTTCTGGGTTACTGCCTTATTTGTTGCTTCGGTCTTGGTGACGGTGACAGGGAATTGGAAGTCAATGAACTGCTTGAACCCTGTCCGAGTCATTGGAGTGCTAATTAACTCATTTGAGATTTCCTCAAACTCATCCATGTACTGCCAAGACAAAGCCAATGCCTGTCGTGCATCCTCTAAACGACCATCCATCGTTTGGTTGTGTCGCAACCGCCATTGGAACTTAGCATTACGACTGATTGCACGGATTTGGTTTGTGCAAGCAAAGCGGATGCTTGTGATGCTGGCAATTAGTGGCTCTGTGCCATCGTGGGTATTGGTAACCAATAGGTAGTTCTTAACCAAGTCCTGCCCACCGACTAGGATTTCGCGTGGCAGTTCCATAGCAACGAATACCTTGCGACCACCAGCAAGCGAACCTGCGGCAGAAAACTTAGCATCGCCGTCATCAACAAGAGCGTTGCACAGAGAAAATGCTTCGCTGTTTTGTACCAAGTGGTAGCGGTTACCAACAACACCAAGTGCTTTTGGACCGAGTTCAGGATGATTGCGGACTACTGCAAACTTGTCAGGTACAACAATGTTGCTTACTCCGCTTTCGCTAATTACGGATGTTGTTAGTTCGTTCTTGCTGACAGTCCAGTTAAGACCGCCGAGTGTTAGTGCTTCCTCTGCTGTTACTGCCTGAGAAGCATCCATACCAATTGTGCCCCAAGATGGGACACGCCATTGAGCAGATTTCTGCCCAACCTTTTCTGCGTAATCTACGCTTTCGTTGTTACTCATTTGAGTTACCTTCCTTGTTTGGTTCTTCAACAACTGTGTGCTGAAAACTATTTGGGCAGTACCAAGCGGTGTAGGTACTGACTGTGTTGCGTGTGTAAGCCCAACCGCCACCCTTGCGAGCGACTGTGCCTGTAACCTCACGGTTGTTGTGCTTGATTGCTGACATTTCTACTTTGCAGATTTGGCAAACCATAATTATGCACCTACCTTGAACTCAAGTGATGTGTGATACCAAGCGGCAATTTCAAGAAGCAACTCTTCCAATGCTTTGCCGTTGTCGTTGAAGGTGTACCAGCGAACAATAATGTTTGCTACGGTGTCGGTGTATTTGCCGCCCTTGAATTCGTTTGACCAATTGGCTAGGTGACGAAGATAAGCAGGAACTGCAAGAATAAAATCGGTGTTGATTTCTTTTGCGGTGGTTGGTACTGACATTTTATTTCTCCTATGTTTTGTGGGTTCTTACCCCGTTGGTAAAACTATAACCTAATTTGGTTGTAAATGTAAACTATTTTAGAAACTTTTTTTTCTTGTTTAGTAGCAACGGTTGTAGACACTTGCCAACTTAATCAGTAACAACTATGCTGAGATTATCCAAGCAATTGGATGCCATAACTGAATAGAAAATCCTCCAGAGTTCTTTGTCCTTTCTTCCTCTGGAGGATTTTCGTTTTACACAATTTGTAATTCGCACCAACCAGAATCATCTAACAAAAAAGTCACTTGACCTGTGCTTGAGTTAGAAGCAATTTCCTCAAACCACAACGACCCACCGTCTTGACTTGGTACTTGTATGTGCCACTTTTGTTTAGCAATTTCTACACACTTAAAATGATGGTAATGTCCTGTCAATAAAATGTCTGCGGAAGCAACTGGGCGATTACCAAGTGTTTGTTTACTCCACCAAGTACCAGCATCACCACCTCTAATTTGGTGACCATGTGCTAAGCCAATTACACGCTTACCAACTTGAACACTTGCACTTAATTCAGTTGTAGGCAACAACCACTTTATGTGTCCGTACAAATCAGGATTAACACTTAAAGTTTCCGCAACACTTTCCCACACAGCAACATCGTCGTTGTCGTTCGTGCTTGTAAAAGACTTTCCGTTACGCCTATTCTCTCCGTGATTACCTGCGACAGCGGCAACTGTAACTCTACTAAAATGTGGTGCCAACATCATTAACGCATTGCGAGCCAACCTGCGAACAATTTTATTTTGGTCACGCCTATCTAACTGCACATTAAAAGTTTGTTGTTCGTAATGTCCTTGGCAACCCTCACCCAAATCACCAAGCGAGCAGACTAATAATCCGCCAATTGCGTATCCGCACTCTCTTAAATAGTTTGCACGGTCTAACACAGACTGAAATGACTTCTCAATTCTCTTAACTGTGCCGTCAAGTCCGTCACCGTCAGACTTACCAATCTGCCAATCGCCAAGCGGAACAACAAGTGTGTATGTGCCTTTGTGCTTTTTCACTACTCGTTTGTCTTTAAAGACTGGCTTTGTAAGTGCTTCTATCTCGGTAGAACTTAAACCACTTTTAGTTTTGATTGTTGCTCGGTAAGCCCACATTTGGCGGATACCGCCACCTTTAACTTGTGCTTCCCAAGTAGAAAACTTAATTGGTTCTACAACCTCATACTTGGCTGGGTCAAAACCCCACGAACGAAGTTCACTATCCCAGTCGCCAATAGGTTTATCAGTTGGGCGTGTAGTAATCTGCCCATTGTCGCCATTAAATACAACACCAGCAGTCCATTGTGCACCCTCTGATGCTCTTGTCTTACTGTTTGGCACGGATGTGCTTACGCTTTGTTCTGCTTGCTCAATAGTCTTAAGTAAATCATTAACTCGTTTTGAGAAGTCAGTCACAACTACAAGTCCTAACCCGATGGCGGTAAATAACTTGGTAGCCGATTTTGTATCCTGCGGATTGTAATTCTCTAGACACTGCAATTGCGGCAATTGGGGAGTCCAATAAAGACAAAAGTGCCTTGCTGTCTAGGTCATCCATCTCATTTAGGATGCGTTTCACACCGCAACTCGGTGACATTATTTAGACCTATTTGTCTGACTTTAATACCGCTTTGGCACCAACCTGCACAGGCTTTGGTGCTAACCGCAAACCAAGTAAAGCATTAGTTGGGTCAATAGAAACGAGAATAGGAGCAATCAAACCCGATAATGCAGCAAAACCTAAGTCTTTTGCACTGTGATAGCCAGCGGCATAAGCGGCTAACAAGGCCGACAAAGCGGCATAAACATAATGTTGAAGAACTAACTTAAGTTTAGGGTTCATCCGTTACACCTTACTGTGGCATTTCTTTAAGTTGTAGGTTTGTGTTGTTGTAGTTAGAAGCCCAACCTAAATACTTTTTACCCCAATGTTGTGAGAACCAAATCACAGGCACCTCGCCTATGTAATCGGTTGTTGGCGCATCAGTAGAAATGACCACACCTTTTTTGTCGGATTGCAAAACAACATGACCGTATTGACCACCTGCAAAGAAATGCGGTGCACCAATAGGTGCTTTGGCTGGGTCTGTGTGACGGTCTTTTTCTGGTACATGGTTCCAAGCATCTATCGCTGATGCGTACATTACTGGCAAGCCCCAAGCATCTTGGCAGGTCTTATGGCAGTGACCTTGAAATCCTTTAGCGTGATTTAGCATTAACTGCTTTAAGTGATTAAACGCTTGCAAACCTGTGAATCTACTTGTCATTTTTTTCCTCCAGCCAAGCCAGCACGACACCGACTACACATAATGATAGCGTGAAAACAACCAAAAACAACATCTGCTACTTATTACTTTCTGCTAAATGCTGGCTAAAACGCCCGTCTAACTCGGCAACCTTGTCACCAATTTCTATTTGTCGCTCATCCATCTTGTACAAACGGTCAGACATTTCATTAACTGCTTGGCGAAGTCCACCACCGTTTGGTCCAAATTGTTGCACAATAAATTCTAATTTCTGGCTGATTAAACTTAAATCAGTTTCTAATCTGGTTTGTTTTTTGTCCATTGTGCGATACACCCCATACCCACTAGCAATAAAAGCAACTACAACTGAAATAACTTGTGCTTCGTTTGCGTAAAGTCCCCAATTCATTACAAGACAACCACCAAGTTAAACATAATCTAATTGTACCTTATGCCGTAGGTAAGTGTGGTGACACATTTACATGGACTACCCAGTCACCAGTTTGTCCGTCAAAATTATGTTCAATTTGTTCTACCCAACCATTAAAAGTAATTGCGGATTGACCGTAGGGTGTACGAGTAATTTGCACATAATCGCCAACTTCCAAGCCCAAGATTGGTCCCCAGATAGCAGGATTACGCATTGGTGTAAATGTAATTGTTTCCAAACGACCTTGCGGTTGTTGGTATTTCGCCAGCAATGTGGAAGCAAGTGTAGAAACTTCCGACGGATAAGCGTTTTCGGTAGTTAATTGCAATGTGCGTGGATAGTACCTATTTATGCTTGTGTTGTCTTCAGCGTAGTAATTTGCACCAGCACAAGACACGGTTACTTGGTTGTACACAAAGGTTAAGTCATAGTTAATTTGTAATGACCCACCTTCGTACTGCACATCAGTAGCATTGTCCGCAAACTTAACTGGCGTCAGATTAGGTGTTGTCCACTTTCTATGAAGTTGGTCCTTAAATGTTACAAAGCCAGAACCATCCACATACCAATAACCTTGCTCGGTGTCGGATGTAACCTGTACGACATCTTGAAGCGTACGACCACTTAACACCATTGACCCAGAATGATTTACGCCTAAATCTGTGGCAATAGGCGTGTAGTCAAAACCTGAATAATTTTGCATTACATCTGCAAAACGAGAGCCTGTTGTTGCCCCAAAGTAACCAGACCAAGCAACTTGAAAAAGATTCTTACTAATTGCAGAGCCTTGGTTAAGTGTGTTGTAAGCACCATAGCGTAACCCAGCAAAAGAGCCATTAAAGCCACTAGCAATCGAGCCTAAAGTGATGCTAGTAACATTACTTGCAGACATCACTAAAGTGGTAAATGTGTAATTAAATACTGATGTGCCTGTTGCAGCATCATAATCCGCAATACCAAAATACAATCTTGTGCCGTTGTAGTAGCACCTAAACAATCGCCAAGTTCCTGCTTGAACAATGTTGTTAGTGCCTGTCTGTGTTGCGGTACCAGCACCACTTCTTGTTGCGGAAAGATAGCCACTAGCGTTTAAACTAATTTGAGTACTTGTACCGTCAGCGTGGTTGATAGACAAGAACTTGCCTGATGTTGTCCACTTCATAAGCACATCAAGCATAAAGTTAGAACCTACGGCACTTTGGACTCCAGACGGAATAGCGACAGCAATCTCAGCAGTATCAGACGAAGTTCCAGAAAAGTTAATGTTTGTTTGACCATTAAATCCAACCAAACTATTTTGTTCCGCTAAAGTAATTTTCCCAGCATTGAATGTGTAACCAACACCAATAGTATTTGCGTAAGCATTACCTGACTGTGAATAAACTCGTGTTGCGGTTGCGGTACCAGCACCATAGGTAGTACCCGAGCCAAGTCCAAACACTTTAAATGTAACACCATCAGTAAAAGTAACTGCGAGATTTTCGCAATTGTTTGCACCCATCCCAGTTACGGTTACAAGGTCGCCAACAACAAAAGAGTTAATACTTTGGTAAGTAATAGTTGTGCCACCTACGGATGAATAAGTGGCTTTGTAAACATCAGCAACCACATTGTTTGCTTCGCTAAATGGAAAGAACAAATAACTATTAGGGTCCTGCAAAACTAAAGCAGAGTAAGGATTAGTTAAAGTGTTTTGCGACATCAAAGCCACAGCATCAGTGCCAGCCATGTTCACTTCACCACGATTAGGTGCTTGGAAAGACTGCGGAAAACGCTCAACAAAGCCGTTAAATAAGTTGTAGATAGTTGAACCTATTGTTGTGTTTGTAGTCGCAGTAGAACCAAATTCAACTTGCACATCATCTACATAAGTAAAGTTGCCGCCAGTATTTTTAACAACGACAGTTATTTTCGGAGAAGTAGTGGTTACCGTAACGCTGTACCTAGTCCATGTTGTATTAGTTGTGTATGAAGTTAAAGTTGGCGATGCTGTTGCATCAATGTATCCACCTGCATAGATACCAACTGCCCCGCCAGTAGTTCCGCTACCTGTCCGCACCCACGCAGATAAGGTTACAGTTTGACCAGCAACACAAGGCACATCTAAAAATGCGGTAGAACTGCTATTTATACGCATTGAATAAGTACCTGTATGAGCGTAGGTATTTGATGCAGTGACATTAGTACCTGCTGGAATTGTGTACCAGTTACTAATACGACCTAAGTCAAAATTAGAATCATTTGCACAGACACTAACTGCGTAGTCAGCCCAAGTTGCTGGCAAATCCAATGATGCGGAACCACTAGCACCAGTAACAGAACCAGTCGTTGTGTCATTAACACTAAATGTTGTAGAGGTTGCACCAGTAATAATCTTGCTAGTTAAGTTTAATGAACTCAAACCAGTTACAGAAACTTGCTGACCTAGTTGAAAAGTGTTATTAGCGGTGTAAGTTACCACACCCCCAGAACTAGAAGCCGCCGTAACAACGGCAGTCACATCACCAATGTATCCCTGATTAGTGTCATTTAAGATGTTGCCAGTCTTTGGGTAAGCACAAGTTACACGGACTGGGCAAAATGGATACAAATTATTAGAAGAATTAAGCGGATTAAGTGCACCATCTGTGTTGTCCACACGAAGGTCTAATGTTCCTGCTTCTGTTCTACCTAAGTCATAGGTGCGACCACGCTTAGTACTAAATGCGTATGTGCGGTTACCAATACTCGTAGATAAAGAACTAGGGGCTGTGCTTGTGGGCGTATTAGCGGTTGTCTTTAGAACAGACCGTGCGTACCAATCTGTATTGGGTTGCACATAAGGTGACAAAGTAACACCAACTAATGGCATGTCCTTTGTCATAATGTGGCACCTGTGAAAGTTAATCCGTTAGAAATGTTACGGCGACTATTCTGCGTAGATTGTTTCTGCACAGCACGGAAAACCTCACGCCCATCTATGCTTACAGGCACAACAACGCTTCCAGTATTCTGTGCTTGTAGCCCAGCCGTATGTGCTTGCAACCAAGAACTCGCAGTTTGTTGTAGTCGCATTAACCGACTTTGTGCATCCGCTTGGTCTTGCAAAGCCTTAGCCGCTTCCTTGTTAATCTTATTTAACTCGGTTTGCATCTTGGCTTGCTCTTTAGTTGCGTTCGCTAACGCCTTAACAGCAGCCGCATGGTCTTTTGTGCCACGAGTTTTCTTCTCTTGTTCTTCCGCATAGGCAATAACCTTAGCGTTTTGCTTCATAAAGTTTTTAACAATTTTTAGTCTGTCATCAAAAGATGCTTGCTCGTTTTTCGCCATTGATTGCTTGAACTTGCTATCTTCCAAAGCAATTGCGGCATTTATTTCTTTGGCAATAGCCAACGCCTGACTAATTGCTTTACCAGTCTTCTTCTTTTTATGAGCACCATTACCGCCAGTACCACCTGTGCTGTCACCTAATGCTGGTGCATCATCAACACCGAAGCCACCAAACTTAGATTTCAGATAGCCCATCACATCAAAGTTAGCCGCCTGAACAACTCCCTTGCCGATGGCTTCGCCGAATCGCTTACCCACAGCAGGTGCCGCATCAGCCCACTCATTAAGTTTTCCAACGGTACTATTCTTGAAGTCATCAACAGCCGCCGCCGCATTATTTAAGTCATCCGAGATGTTAATGCCAAGAACTTTTAGCGGTGCCGCCATCATAGCCATAGCCTTTAGGAACTCACGAGCAGCCGCACCAAACACATTAACAAAAATCCCAATACCTTTAAGGATGTACTTAATAACTGTGCCGTACGCTTCACCAACAAAACCAATTGCTTTAATTAGAAACTCGGCAAAAGTTTTACTGTGTCGGATAGCAAAGAAAAAGATTTCAATAAGTGCAGCAATAGCGGCAATCACAAGCCAAATAGGTGCTTCGGCTAAAGCAATTTCGCCAGACAAAATACCCATTACCGTGCTAAATGCGGTTGTTGCGATAGTTGCAATCTTGGTTACCATTTGCCAAGCCTTTGTTGCCAAAGCCATAAGTTTTGTTCTGAACTCATACAACTTCATCATGGCTTCGGAAATTTTCATTGCAAGGAACATTGCACCAAGAGCGGTAACAACAGCCAAAATGGTAATTACAAGCACACGATTGTTAGCAAGAAACGCAGTAACTGCACGAGCAATAGCGGTCAAAGCAGGAACAACCGCCCTGCCAATAGTTACCTGTAAACCTTCAAGTGATGCGTGCATTTCTTTTGTTTGCAGTGAGAACTTACGAGAAGCATCCAAGTCTTTTTGACTCATTGTTAGCCCAAGTTTGTCTGACTCTTCCGCAAACTTTTTCATCCCCTCGGAACCCTGATTAAGAAGTGGGATAAGGGATGTTCCGCTACGACCAAATAGTTTTACCGCTTCGGCAGTCTTCTGTACGCCGTTAGGCATAGTCTTAAAATGGTCTCCAACCTCACTTAAAATCTGTGTGGTTGATTTAATTTTTCCCGAACTGTCGCGGAAATCTACGCCCATACCTTGTATGTTTTTACTATTGTTAATAATGTTTTTGCTGAGAACTTTCATACCAACTGAGATTTGGTCTGTTGATACACCAAGTTCTTCGCCAGTAAATCTTAAGCGTGACATTTCTTCTGCGGTGCCACCAAGCACACGCTTCATTTTTAAGGTTTCGCCACCGACCTCGCCAAACTTGCCAACAGTATCTTTAGCAAAATGTATGGCTTTCATACCAACCATTGTTAATGCCTGCGCCATCAACATACCGCCAGCCATTGTCTTGGCACCCATCTCCTTGGATGCGACAGCAGTAGCACCCATCTTCTCTTCAAGAAGAGTTAGACGCTCTTGGACGATGGTCATTGAAGCATTAATGCTACTAATGTCTGCTTTGAATTCCAGAAAAATTGGTGGTAGTTCAGACACAGTTACTCCGCACTAGGCTTTAAACATCTATTGTACTTACTGATAGGCTTCATTTTCTACTTCAGCCCATAAACCACTAAGCGTGAGCATCCAATCCAGCCATACAGCAGGTTGCTCATCTATCTGTTGTTTAGTCCAACCAAACTGCTTGGCGAGCATAAAGTCCCTAACGACAGCAGGTAACGGAAATCTATCATCCGTTTGACCGCCCTTTAAGACCCACCTTATTCGCTGGATTGTTCGGTAATTGCTTTTGGGTCCACATCTACTCCAAAGTCAGGAATTAACTTTGTTAGATACGGTGATGTTGCTTTACGGATGTCGTCATAAGACTTTGACGGCAAATCCAAAAGTCCGTCAATTGTAACCGTGTCACCAAAAGACCAAGACCCAATAAGTGCAATTGCAACAAGGTCGTTGAACTCACTAAAGAATTGGACACTCTGCTCGGTTAGCCCATTGTCGGCTTCTTGAGCCAACGACTGACCTTTAATTGAACTTTCAAATACTGGGCGGCGTAGTCTTTCGGGAACCAAATCAGGGTCACGAAGTTCTATCCAACCATTGTAAACATCTATACGCATTTGCCCTCCAATAAGTTTAAGCGTAAACAGTCGTACTCTTTGCGTTCTTCAATGTTACCTTAATAGGCGAGTAACCCAAAGTAGCACCTTGGTCTGTCAAATTAGCAATCGCTTCGTAAGTTACATCCAACTCAACAAAGTCTTTGCTACGGTCTATCTTAGCAACCTTAAATGCACACTTGCTTATGTGGAACTGAACGACTGTTTGGCTAGTACTGGTACCCTGTGTAAATGCAATGTCTAGGCTTGGTTGGGTGTTGTTTAAGTAGTAGCCAAGTTCTGTGTCATCTTCAAATACCAGTTTCATTGCACCATCAACCATAACCGCACCTTGGAAAAGTTGATACGGTGCTTGGTTTCCATCAACAGTAAAGATAGGAGTGATTGTTCGCTTGATTGCAATGTTGCCTTCTGCAAGTCTTGCATTAACATTTCCAGCAATTGTAGTAACACCAGTCCAAACTGGCACATTGGTTACTGCACCATAGGACCTACTCGACGGCTCACTAACAACCGAAGACTGGAAACCCATTGCTTTAGCGGTGTATTCCAACAAACCGTCAGCACTAAACTTGAAATCAAGTGACTCAAACTGACAACCAGCAAACTGACGAGCATTGTTTGAGTTGTAGTCGGTAATTGTGTATGAAGAACCCTGACCGTTACCACTATTCTTTGTACTCATTGTGTGGGTGTACGGTGATGCTGAACCAGTAATTGCGTAATCAGCAAGCAAACCAGCAATCGGGTAACCAATAGTGTCGGGGAAAACATCACCATTAAACTCAAACTCGGCGTGGATGTTGCCTTGAACCATGCCATAAGTTTCAGCCATAGACCCACGCCAGTTTTTGTCTTCCAAATACTTAATGTTGTCCAGCGAATTTAGACCTAAGACTGGAATCCAATCCGATGGTGTTGTCTGTGGTGTCGGTGCAACACCAGCAGCGTGTGCAGTTTCTTTGGCGATAGCAAGATACGAACGATAGCGTGGTAATGCCATTGGTTAGTTCACTCCCTCATTAGGATTAGATGGTTCATTGGTGTCACTAGGACTGTCGCTAGACGATTTTGTGGTGTCTGGGGTAGTATCACTAACCGCTTTGGCAGACTTCTTTGGAGCGTCTGCTACTGGGATTATGCCAACAACATCAGTATCGTCAGGCAAATCAAGAACATCACCGTCGTTTGCGATAATGCCAAGAGTCGGAAACTCATACCTGCCGCCGCCACGCTGGACTTGGAACTTAGCCATTAAACCCTCAACGCTTTCATAAGAGCAGTTTTGTAAACATTACGGACACGATTGCCTTCGCCCATAATTGTAGCAGTAGGAGCGACAAATGGATACTTTACACCTGAAGTCCATCTTGGGTTACCTAACTCCAATGACCGAGCATAAACAACTCCAGGACCAACAACTGCTTGGTATTCACCAAAACCAATCTGCTTAGTAAAACTGCTTGGGACAATAGAGTTTTTTAAGGCACCTGTGACGGATGATGGCTTACCCTCAACAACTGTGGGACTTGATGAGCGTGGTGTTCCGTATGCGTGACCGCCAACAATTTGTTCCATCATTACGGAACTAGCATCTAATTCAATTGCGGTTGTTGCAAGCATTACCGCTTGGTCTATTGCTTCTTGTGTAAGTTTTAGTTTTGCAATGGTTTCGGATACGCCCACAACTTTAACTGAAATAAGTTCACCCGACACAGTATTAGTATCTCATTACCAATACAAAAAAGAAAGCCCCAACTAATGCCGAGGCTTCCTTTGCGGCTTACTTCCCCAAGTGGCCACTACCACTCTATGCGTACTTGAGCAGTACTGCCAAACTATGCGTCTAAACACTCTTCACAGTCTGCATTACAATCTCCCAAACCTAAGCGTGCAGTTTTAATAAGTGCTTTCCAACACTCGGTTAATGTTTTTTCGCGTATCCAAGTGTTATGCGAGCCAGACTCCACCCAATACTTGCCTACGGGTGCTTCATAATCTACTGTGTAGATTAAATCAGGAAATCCTAAGTGTTCTACTACACAATCAGTTGCACCCAACTGCTCCATAAGTTCAATTGCTTTTTGCTTGTAGCCAGTTGCTGTTGTCATTTTCACCTCCTTTGGTCTACGGCTTCTTACGCCGACAAGTTGATTCTATCACAAAACCAATTAAATTGGAAATGAATTAACTTTTAGACAAAACTACAAAACTTTTTTTAACTTTTTTTCTGTTGCTATCTAACGGTTTCTAACGACTAGAAAAAAAATTTGTAGAATAATTGTACATTTACAACTTAAATAGGTAATAATGGAACCAACACGGGGTAAGAACCCGACAACCTAAAGGAGAACCAAATGAACATCACAACCGCCAAACAAATCGTTGCACAGTTTGCCGATAAAGGCTGGGAAATTAAAGTTGAACAAGACACCACAGAACGCTACTGGGTCTTTATCTCCAACTGCCATCAAACCGCTTGGTACGAATCATTTGACACTTACTTCGTGGCAGTAAATCTAGACACCTACACCATGCGTTGTAGTACACGCATCTCGGCACACCGCTTTGGCAAGGCGGTAGAAATCAAGCAACGAGCATTGGCAACTTACGCAAAGTACGCAGAAAACTACACAGCAAAGGTAGGTGCATAATGATACTTAATAAAATACGGGCTGGGTACTATGACCACCAACAATTTTCCCTAATCAAGGAAGACTCGGGTTGGTGGACTGTTTACGAGTGGAACGCAGAGCATACCGAAAGCACCTACATTTGCTCATCTGACAAATTGGAATTCGCCAAATTACAATTGAAAATGTTTATTGAACTAAGGGCAGGTGCATAATGACAAACTGGATTAAAACCGCAGACGGTTACACATGGCGTGGATACGAAATCAGAAAAGCCAAAGCGTGGAATCAAACCATCTGGCTAATCTCACGCAACGGCGAGGTGTTCAGCAAAAAGCATACTTTGAGGGAAGCAAAAGAGTTTATGGAAATCTGGCTAGACGAGGACTAAAAAAATGGGAGGAACTAGGTGAGTGGAAGGCATTACCCACCTAGTTCCCATCAGGTCACGCAGTGAAAATCTGTGTAACCTGAAATCTAATTCCAGCCCAAATCTCTGTTGCCCCACGATTGGAAGTTGCTGGCGTTCCGTACATCACATTAAGACTTGGTTCCGCACCCTGCCAGACAAGTTGTCCTGTGTCATCACCAAAGCGGTGGTCACTTCTAAGTCTTCCTTTAATGTCGTCAATAAGTGTGTCAAAAGTGTCCATCACCGTTTCGCTGTTTTGTTCTAGCGAGTGCATAAAGACCTGAAGCACTAAGTCGTAGTCAATTCTTTTCTTGCCACCTGTTGCACCGCCGAGTGCAATACGAGTTTCAGTTTCGCCCTCAATAAAGATAAACGCTTGTGCTCGTGAGTTTTGACCAGCAACCGCACCCTCTTGAAAGTTAATTTGCTTGGGCATTGAAGTCCAAACTTTATTCAAGTTAGGGATGTTGGCGGTAGAAAGAAAATTGTAAAGTGTCTGCCGAACCTCTGCACGAGTTGCCATTAACGCATCCTACGGAACGGTTGTAGAAGTTCTTTCGCCAAAGCCAAATCGTAATCCAACTGGGCACGATTTAGACCAACAGTACCCACCTGATTAGTTACCTGCATCGTTAGTGAGTAATCGCCACGAACTTTCAAGAAAGCGGTTGTCGCCAAAATTGCCGCTTCTTTAATCGCTGGTGGAAGTGCGGAGATAGAGATTCCCTTATTGTGTGCGTATAACAACCCAGATGTGAGCGGAACCGTCGTGGAATTAAATGTGTATGTGTCCGCAACTGTCACCAACTCGGTAGATGAACCGTCATAAATCTGCAAACTCATACCAGCCGTAATGCCAGAAGCATCTTTAACCGTCAATGTGGTGGCGTTGGCAGAAGCATTTGCGCCAATAACCGTGTTTGTGTACCCAGCAACATACTGATACTTACAAAAAACTAATTGACTTGGTGAAGATGGGATACCAAACTGAAGTGGACCAGCCGAACTAATTGACCCAGATGCCGCCGTGTAAGGAAGAACAATCTGAGTATCCTCTATCCAGCCCTGAGAGCAGTCTAGATAGGTGTTCATTTGGTTTGGGTATGTTCCATAGGACAGAGATAAAAGTGCCACTACGGGGTTGTAGCGAGGATGTAGGACTATTGTCCCATCAGGTCGCATACGAGTCCGTTGTTGCTCGGTTTCCAAAGTGGCAGCCAAAACCTGATTGCAGTAGGTGTCAATCCAAGAAGATGCCCTAGCAATTGCATTATTTAATTCAGCATCTTGGACTGCTGGGTCACCAGAATTAACCACAAGATTGTTGTAGTCAATTGCGGTAGGTGCAGACTTAAACTCGGCAATCGTTAAATACGGTGTTGAGTTTAATTTAGTTGTACCGCCATAAAGATTAGACATAAAACCTACTTATTTACCGTTCCGCATTTAGAACACTTTGCAAAAAAACTACCAAATCCACAATTAGAACAATCGTAGCCTTTAACGACAGCCACACCACTAGCGGAAGCCTTAGCAAACCCACTCTGTTGTAACGCCTTTTCATCTGCCTTAGATTGCGGAACATAAAACCCATCTTTATCTCTTGGGATTTCCCGAGTGTGCCCAGTAATAGCACCACTAACCGACACACCGCTAACTGCTCTGTCAGCAAAATACTTCGTCATAAATTACCCTCCTAAAATAGAAAGCCCCAACCCCCAATTTCTAGAGGTCGGGGCTTCCCTAACTTAATTACTTATTAAACGGCTTTAATGCCAGTCACAACACCGTTGAAGGTAGGTGCGTAACAAACAAATGTACCGTTCCAGTAAGTGCTATTTGAGTAGTTGAAGTCCACTACTGGCCACTCAATACCCATGTAGTCCTGCACATTAACTACTGACCAAACTTCAGAAACCTGAGTGTCTGGGATAGGTAGTGTGTATGACAAAACGGCAGAGTTGCCCTGTGGCATCCAAGGATGTACCTGAACATTAACGAACTTGCCAGTTACCTCGTTGTGGATACCCTGAACAACATCACCAATTGCGACACCATCAAGTTCGCTCTGCTGGATGTTTAGACGGTAAGCGCCAACATTGCTTGCTGAACCCTTGATTGCATCAGACAACTGCTTGCGGTCAAGACCGTTCATCAAGATTTCGTCTGGGTCAGCCTTAACATTGGAGTAAAGGGTTGCAAAAACGCTCTGGAACTCAACACCAGGGTTGGTGGTGCTTAGAGCAGAGTTGATGCGGTTATTTACACCGTTGGCAAGGATGATTGGCATAATGCCGTCGTAGCCAGTTGCGTAAGCAGAAGTATCTGAAGCGTACTTGTCTGCGGTGTTGGTTCCTGTGGTGATAAGAGCCGAAGCACCAAGTGTAAAGACATTGTAGCCAGTACGACCTTGGAAAATAAGGTTAGCAGCACCAGTGGTTTGGCTTGCAAAGATTTCGTAGCCAAGTGCACCAGCAACATCAGTACCAATCTTCACATCAAGCACATTACCTGCGGTTACAGATGCGGATGTAATGATGTTAGATGCTACCGAGCCACCGAAGTCACCTGAGTCAGCAACAACAGATACATAGTAAACACCACTTGCTAGACCAACTTCACCAGTACCAGCAGCACGAGCGGTCAAGGTGATTGCGTTGGTGGTTGCATCTGGCTTAGCCAAAGCACCAACAAAGCCTGTGTCAGTACCACGAGATGTTAGAAGCATACGCTCTTCCATCAACATAGATGAGTACAAGGTTGTGGTCTGTGCCAACTGGCGAATGTCCTGATAACCCTGACCAGAGAACTGTGCAGAGAAAGGAACATTGTCAGATAGTGAGAACTGCTTGTAGTTAACAACTTTGTCGTAACCGTTGTAAGTGATTTTCTTACCACGATTGTAAGTGGTTGTTGAACCAAAGGTGTCAGTGCTGGTGTCAGTAATACCAGGGAAAATGTTGCCCTGACTTCCTGTGCCAGTACCAGTGTAACCGTCAATTACCTTAAAGCGGTGAGCAAGACCGACACCCTTTTTACGAACAATTTTGTTACGCAAAGGTGTTGGGCGAGGTGCAATAAGTTTTGCAGGTGCTTCCAAGTCAAACGCAACAAGACCAGTAGAAATTGGGTTTGTGGTGGTGATGTCTTTTACAATGTCTGAACGCATTGTGTCCAAAGCGGTAGTCAAAGATGACAACGCTTCTGGTGACATTGACTTAGTTACACTTGCATTGCTAACAAGTGATTCAAGTGTTGCGGCTGGAGATACCTGTGGTGTCATACCAGGCACAGTGGTTTCGCCACTGATACCTTTTGCGATTGACTCGGTAAGTGCACCTAAGTATTCTTCGTGCTTTTGTGCCGCAACTACTGGGCTATCGGTACCGTATAGGTCCGTTGCCTTTGGCGAATTTGCCATTGTAGTTTCCCCTTTCAAGGGTTAGTTGTTTTCGGAACTTTCTAAATCTCTTGCCAACTGTAAGTAACCAGTAGCAAGTGACTTATCTAGGGTTGCCTTCGCTTTTGCTCGGTACTGTTTTGCCAGTAACGAACTATTATTTTTTGCATCAACCGTCTTTGTGACAAGTCGTGATGGACCTGTCGGTGCGGCGAGTGCTTTAACCGTTGCTAGTTCCGACTCCAACTCCTTAATGCGTTGTGAGTCATCTGCCTTTGTTATTGCATCTTCGCTAACTGTGCTATTGGTTAGTATGCTTTTCACAACTTCCGTGATTAACTCGCGTAGTTGTAAATCTGTTAAATCGGCTTTGGTAGATTTTTCTTCTGCCACAAATCCGCCCTCTGCACATTTGCAGTCGTCTTCAGACTTTCCACAGTCTTTACACATCTTTTCATCTGCGTCTGCCTTTTCTTCCACAGGTTCTTCCACAGGTTCTTTTTTAGGCTCTTCTTTATCTGGTGCGTCAGCCATCTCAAGGCTTTCTTCTTCTGGTGTGTCTTCCATTGACATAACTTCTCCCTCGGCGGCTTCACCCTCGTGAAACTCAAATAGTGCGTGGATAGCAGATAACAGTAGTGCAACCGAGCGTGATTCATCAGAACCATCACCAAGTTCATTTGCTTCTACTGCCAATAACCCAGCCAAACCTTGCCGTGCTTGGTCAAAGAATGCTTGGTCAAACTTTTTTACATCACCAGCAATTTCTTTTGCGGTGTTAATTAAGTCGGTTGCGGTAATTGTTTTTGTTTCATTTAATTCTTCCACCTGAACAACCTCATTACCAATTGATTTAGCCATAACCAATGTGCAAGACGGATTTGCAGGTCGGTCCACAAGACTTACTTCTACAATTTCGCCATCAACAATTCTGCCACCAAGTGCTTTATTGTCTTTTGCTACTCTGGCACCACGAATCCCAATGCTGAAACCTTTAAGAACGCCCGCTTTAACTTTGGTTACACTGCTTGGGTCTACCACATGGGCGGTAATAAAGTGTTGTGAGCCTTTGGCTTCGTATTCTGTTGCAACACCAGCAGCAATCTGTGAGTGTTGTTCGCGGATGTTTCCGTACTTAAACCAATCGGGCATTGCTTTGCTTAACCAAGCAGGGTCACAAACCTGTTGGTCGGAGTCTAATGTGTCATCCGTTGCCTTGCCGTACACAAGTAATGTGCCGTCTGCTTTGTCCTCAAACTTAATAATCTCCGCAAAGGCGGTTGCATTATTTGTCTGTGCCATCATTATCCTTAGTTTGAGTTCTTAAATTGTAGCGTACACTATGTTTGTTTGTCTACGATGCTATTTAACTTTTAGACTTGTTTTGTCAATTGCTATGCTGGCATCTTTTAAGCAGTCGCCGTATGAATTATGGTCTTGAGTTTTGCAACCTGCTCGGCAATTAGGATTTTGTTTCATTATGCGGCTTGCAACCAACAAGTTATAGCGGCGGTTGAGTTGTTACTTGGTGATGCTGGCGGATTTGGTAGCGCACCGCTTACAGATGTTTGCTGTTGATTTGACATGACCGTTCCAGAAGACGGTTGCGCAACCATTCTTTGTTGGCCGCCAATGGTTGATGTTGCGGCTGTGCCGTAGAATGAGCCAGTTGCACCTTGTAGAACTGCGCCTAACCAATACCAACCAGCAGGCAATGTTTGACCGCAAGTGGCCGATTGAACCGTGTTGATAACTGATGTGCTTGCAATGTTCACAGCACCTGAATCAAAAACCAACGAGCCACATGAGCCACCGCCATCATTGTAAATGCCTAAGCGCACATTGCCTGTTGCAGTAATTGTGGCTGATGTAAGTCCAATAGTTGAAAATGTAGTTGGTGCGCCAACATAGAAAGGCGTTAAATAAAGTGTGTTTTGAGCAAATGTAGCCGCGGCAGTAACGCTTATCTGAACGGCTGAGCGATAGTATGCACCCGAAACAAACGGCAAGTATTGTGAGCCAATACCTAAATTACTTCTTGCAACATCTAAATTAGATGCATTTGTTCCGCCTTGTGCAATCGTTACAACATTCGCCGTGGATAGCAATGTGCCAGTTGTCGGCAAGGTAACTGAGGTGTTGCCAGCAGTAGCAAGGCTAACCGTGTTGGTGCTTGAGCCAATAGTTGTCGTGCCTGAAGTTGTTAAATTGCCGCCAACAGTTATTGTTTTTGTGCCGTTGTTCACGCCAGTACCGCCGTTAGTACCAGACAATAAGCCAACAAAATTAGATGTATCCGTTGCGTACTCTAATAAATTCCACGCAACACCGCCTGAACCAATCTTAAATTTGCCCGTGTTGGTTTCAAAACCAATCTCGCCATCGGATAAAACCTGCGTTGTCCAATCAGTGTCCAAACCTCTGCGGACTTGTATGTTAGTTATTCTACTCATTAAGGATTCACTACTCCATAAAGTTGATAGTTAGCAGTAATTGTTCCAGTTGTAACCGTAAAAATAATACCATCAGCCGACACAGGTGTGCCCGATGCTCCGTGCCATGCGTTAAAGGTTGCCGAAGCAAAACCGCCTTGCGTTGTAACGGCAGAATGATTAGTTGTGGTGTAAACAGTTGCACTTAGGGGATTATAAATCTTTAACTCTAAGGGCATTTGTGGATAGGCACTTGCAGGATTACCGTAAGTCAATCTTTGACTTGTGGCAGTTGTGTTGGTTAGACCACTAACAACAGAGGATGTTTGTAGCATTTGCATGTCAGAATAAACGGCTGAGGATAAAGTTGAACCGCTTTTGCGATACTGAAAAGTTACAGCCGCGGCTGAACTTGATTGAGCGGTTATTTGAAACTTTAAAACATAATCTCTGTATGTGCTAGTAAAAATGTTATCTAAAGTAAGAAACGCGCCTGATGTTGCTGTAACCGTACCACCGCTAATTGGCACAATTCCCGTTGTGGCAGGATTGCCTTGCGCACCTTGCGCACCCGTAGCACCAACAACAGCATTTGCCCATTGCGTACCATCCCAATACTTTAATTGACTCATGGTGTACCGCCGTCAATGGTAGTAATAGTTGCTCCTGCCGATGCTGTATCTAGCCAAACAACAGTTGTATCAGACGGTGCGGTTGCTGATGCAACAATACCTGCAAGCCCTGTATTGCCACGAGGGATAGTGAAATCTAGTAAAGCCGCACTTGTTGAACCAGCATTAATGACCGTGGCGTTTGTTCCAGCCGCGCCCGTATAAGTATTGCGAACATCAATAGTTGCCGCCGCGCCCGTATCACCTTTAGATGCCGTTAAAGTCCAATGGCTTGAATCGCTAGATGGAATCGTTGAACCCGATACGGCCAAGATACAAACATAAGTTGAACCGTTGTAAGTTACTACATCGTAAGCCGCGTAACTTGTACCCGATACCCATGCGTTGCGGTAAGTAAATCCTTGACCTGTTGCACCTGTGTTGCCACGAGGGATTGTAAATTGAAATAAGGCATTATTGCTATCACCTTGATTTGTTACACTTGCGTTTGTTCCAGCCGCACCAGTAATAGTTGGATTGTAAATGTCTACGGTAGCCGCCGCTCCTGTGTTGCCACGAGGAATTACAAAATCTAGTGAAGCCGCGTATTGGTCGCCAACATTATTTACTGTTGCGTTTGTTCCAGCCGCACCAGTTGATGTTGAATGAACATTAATTGTTGCGGCTTTTCCAGTAGCACCTTGTGCACCGACACTAGAAACCGTGACCGTGTAAACCTGTGGGGAAACTTCCACAATCACTGGTTGGCTGACAACTGTTATGTCGCTCATTGTGTCACCTGTGGGGTAACAATCATTTTGCCTTGAATCATACGACTTACTTCGCCAGCACCAGAGGTAATCTCAAAGTCATAAACCCATTGACCGAGTGGGAAAGTGTTTGTTTGTGCGTTGGTAAAAGTCCAAGAAAAAGTGCCGTTACCGAGTGTAATACCGCCACCTGTGTTGCTTGTTAATGTAACAAAGGCGGTTGGCGCACCGTATTCTGTGCGTGCCTGTAACTTCGCGGTGTAGGTTCTTAAATCATAGCCAGCAATGGTGAACGCAAAAGTTTGGTCAGTACCTTGCGGAATTGTAATAGGCAGTACCGCAGGTTGCACTTAAACTCCTGAATAAAGAACGGAAACCGCACCCGCAGAAGTTTGTGCCGCCGAGATTGCATAAACCGTGTCACCTTGGGTTAGCCAAAGTTGGTATGTGGCACCAGTAGCGAGGATGTGACCCTGTGTTGCACCTGATGTTGTAATACTGCTATCACCAATGTAGATAGAAGCACTGTGGTTATTCTGAATAGATACAGCAATAGCACCACCAGCCTGTTGTACTGTAAACAGTATTGTTGGGGTTGTGTTTACTTGCTTATTTAAGTGCACAAGAGCCATAGTAATCCTTTGAAAATGCTTACAGGTAATTGTAGGTGCTGGTTAAGGCTTTTGTCTATTTTCTTTTGCTGGTTTCTTGTCTTTTGGGATTATGGTTAAGCCAGCCATTGAGGTGTAAACAAATTTGTCTTCTTGTTTTTCTTTTTTAGGCATTTGTGCTCCTTAGTTAATTAACCGTAGTTTAATAGTGTTTGTATCTTTATTTATTTCAATAAACTCAAACCTACTACCTTTGTCCAGTAGTAACTCGTGTTCACTAGACAAATCGGTGCCTGGGTTGAGCGAGTTAACGACAATACCCTTAGAGCCTGCTGGTATCTCAATTTGGAAACGCCCATACAGCCCCATGTCGTAGAAATGTTGCATCTGTAAATCTTCGTTATTGCTAAGCATTGTTGTAGAACTAAATCCACTGTCTTGAAGTGTATCTCCAACTGAAGCGTCTTCCATAATTTGTTTGATGACGGAAGTCTTAATAAAGCGTTCAGCCATAATTGGCTTTGCTATTGCTGGTGCTTTAGCAATAATTTCACTTAATTGTGCCGCTTGATTTTCGTATGTGAAATCGAACGGGAAATCACCTCGCAAATAGTCGTTTAGACCTTGATAACCAGCACCTTGGTACTCCTCAACCGCTTGTCTATCAGACAAATCGAAAAGGTTGTTGGGTGTAGAGCGAGTGTAGTCGGCTGTAAATTGTTGAACCTGCTCTTTGTCCATACTCTCAAAGTTGGTTTCCGCAAATGGGTCACTAACATTACCGTCGTGGATAATGTTGTCCTCCAAGTCAGCACCAACATTTTGCACATCTTCAGTTGGTTGTTCTTCCGCAGGTTGGTCATCCGCAGTCTGTGTTCCGTCATCCACAACAGGAGCCAACGAACAACGGCAATTTGGGTGGGTGTCATCAACAGGTACAGGTGCATCGTCAATAGGAAATACCTCATCCTCATACTGCATACAGTCGTCACAGGGGTCAGCAACAAGCCACTTAACATACTCAATGTTGTTGTCTTTGTACTTGTCTAGTGATGCTTGGACCATTGCACGGTTTGACTCGGTACGACTAATGGTTAATGCTCGGGCTGGGTTATCCACAACCTTGTCAATAAGTTTTGCGGTTTCACCTGCTGGTAAGCCCTGTTGTAGCCCATTGTGTAGTGCATTACCAATTTGACTTATTTCGGTTTCTTCCAAGCCTTTAATTGTGACCTTGGCATTGTTTAATAGTTTTTGTAGTCCATCATTTGGTTCTAAAAGAGCCGCCGCACTTTGGATACCAGGCTTCCACTTGCTCCAGTCCAAACCTAGTGATGAACCGAGTTGTTGGTTGGCTTGATTTTCCCCAAACGCATAACCCGAGCCATAAACCTCTGTAAGTATTTCGCGGAGTTGTTGGTCATTAAAGTCAATGTTTAGTCGCACCCAGTCTTTTGCTGATTGTGGTGATGTGGACTTAATTAAGTTGTGTTCGTTCCAGCGTTTGGCTAGTCGTTCAACATTAATGCTGTTCTTGATTGCACTGTTAATCAGTAGTGCGTTACGAGCAAACAGTTGGTCCCTAGCAGACTCAAGTGCATTTACTTTTTTTTTAGTAAATCTTCCGCAATACTTTTAGTAAGTTGGTAGTCAGTTTTGGCGGCTTGATTTAGTGCTGATGCGTAGAAACCTTTAATACTTTTGAACTCAAAGTCACGGTCTGTGTTACCTTTTTTAGCCCACTTTAGGAACGCTTTAACTTCGTTAATTTGTTCTACTTCGTTTTGCGGTACTTCAGCATCTTCCTCACCACTGATTTGTGGTCCTGTTGATGTTGGTTCTTCCGTTGGTTTATCCACAGGCACTAAGCCTTCTGAGGTAAAGGTGTAGATTGCGGTACCTGCAATAAGCATTGGTGTATCAGCAATTGGGCTGTCAATTAGCGGTAGATTTAATTCGCTACGAGCCTCGTTAATGCTTCGCTGTCCTGACCTAACTTCCTTGTCCCGACGGTTTGCCATTGCTTCCGAGTCGGTTTCACGCCCACCATTAAATGAGAACACAAGTTCTGGTGGCATTTTTAGGAACCTGCGACTGATTTCGCTAATCATTTCAGCAAGCCAAAGTGTTAGTGGTTCAATACCAATTACATCACCAGACCGTGCTTCGCCTACTTGTTGCCCTGCACCGCCTAATGCACCACCGTCTGCGTATCCGATTTCGCTTGGTAGTACTCCAAAGTGTCCACAAATTGCTTTAATTAGATACTCGTCTAGTGAAGCACTAAACTTTTCGGAGTGGTTACTTAAGTCAATTGGGTCTAAGCCAGCAGGTAGAACTCTTGCCCTCTTGCGTTGGTTTGTTTGTCCAGCCAAGTCGTCATTTAAAATGTTTTCGTATGCTCGTAGTAACTCTGGAGTGTTACCAAAGTTTTCATCCGTCTTGAACATCAGGTCAGGCATAACACCGTCAGTGAACTCGGAGCGTAACCATTGTTGTCTGCGTAAATAAACATCAGACACGGGTAAGGCTCGTTCCACAGGTGGGAAGCCGTATGGTGTCCAAGTGCGTTGGTTACGAACTTTGTAGATTAGTTCATCAGCCGAGTAGGCACTATCCGACTCAACATTTGCTGCAAGAAACTCACCACGCGGAAATCCGTACAAAATCTGTTGGAAAGCAGGGAACGGTGCTTGTGGTCGCATACCTCTATCATCCAACAACGGTTTAATTGTGGAACCGTCAAGGATTTCAAGACTGTGTAGGTCACCCTTTAAGTCTGGGTGTGGGTAAATTGCTAAAGCATCTATGACAAGGACTTCTTCAAGTGCCATGTTCAGCCACTCTTTGAAGTTAAGTCCGTTGATTTTGTCTGGTGTTTGCCAGAAGGCTCGTAGTCGGGAAATGTCGCTGGTGTATTTATCTCGGGCTGTTGCCATTGCACGA